TTGAGGGCGTACTTCTTCTTTGCTCTCCAGATGCCGGCATCGGAGATGGACTCCACCTTCATCGACATCTTGTTCTCGTAAGCATTGGTGTACTCCCTCATCTTGTCGTACGACTCGTTGATGTGGGGGTTGATTTTGTCGTCACAGACTTTCACCAGGAAGTTCACGATCTTCTTCTTGTCGCTCTGGTCTATGAAGAACTTGTTTACCAGGTCCGAGAGGATCAGGTAACACGAGTCGGTATCGTTGGCCGCCACGTAGTCCTTGGTGACCGGTAGGGTCCCGATTCCTCCCTTGCTGTTCAGGATGTTGTTCAGGAACTTGTTGAGGTCGGTCGAGATCCACTTGATGGCCAGCTGCCCGGCGTAAGTGATGGCCTCGGCGAGGTCGATGTCGTAGAAGGCGAAGTACTGGTTCGAGAGGGCACCGTAAGCGGAATTCAAGCAGATCTTCTTGGCCATCTGCATGTTGTTGTACTGGGTGACCAGCGCCTCGAGTTCGAGTTTCTTCGTCGGATCCTTCTCAACCTCCAGGTCCTTTTTAGCCTGCAGCATGAGTTTCTTGTACCGCTTGCGCTCTTTGTACATGATGTCCATGAGCTCAGCTAAGAAGCCACGCTTGTCATTCCTGAAGAACGCTCCGTTGGGTGCGTAACCCAGGTTCTGGTTCTCGATCATACTCCGGATGATTGGGTTGCCCATCATCTTCTGATCGATGATGTCCTCGATCGTCACCTCGTTCCGTAGGTTCTTGTAGCACTTGACCAACGTCTCCGGGGAGATGTTGTACTGCATCATGAGGTGCGGGTACAGTGAATCAAGGTCGAGGCCGGCCACCCATTCGTGCTTGCCGATGATCGGTTCCTTCACGAACGCTCCCATGATGGGTTCGCTCTTGTGGTTCTTCTTGGTGAAGGTGGGAGTGACGATTCCCTGCTTGAATAGGTGATTGTCGATGATAACCTCCCACAGCAGCACCGACGTGAAAGCATCAGCGTAGTTCACCTGGGCATCGTAGGCCAGGGTGATGATCTGGTTGATCAGACCCGTCTTCTGATCGATCCGGTAGACCAGGTCCGAGTCGTGCATGTTGTAGTCGAGGTACATCTGTGGGTCCTGAACCCACATCTCGTGCAGTGAGCCGTACTTCGAGTAGTCCAGTTTCTTCTCACCCAGCTCAACGAAAGCGATGTGGTCGAGCCGGAAGCTCTCCTGGTTCTTGAAGGTGAACTTCATGTAGGCCTGCATCAGGTCCACTGTTGTGATGCCGACGAGCTTGTAGGACGACTGCTCGGCTCCAAACTTGGACATCGAGGTGTAGTCGTGGAGCTGGTTCCAGGGGCTTAGTTGCTTGGCTGTAGTCTCACCCAGGACCTTGATCATCCGGTTAACGATGTAGGGAATGTCGAAGAACTCGATGTTCCACCCGGAGATGATGTCCGGATTGAGCTTCAACCACACGTCGAGAAACTTGTAGAGGAGGTCCTTCTCGTCGCGGCACTTGATGTAGACCGCACCTTTCGGCGGTTCGTAGTCGACCGTGGACAGGATGATCCTCAGGCTGCCCTTGCGAAAGGACACCGCGGTCACCTCCTTGTCGGCTATGTCGGGATCGGGAAATCCGCTGTCGGACATGGTCTCGATGTCGAAGAATACGACCGAGATCTCGTCGTAGGAGTACTTCATGTCTGGAAAGTTGTCCCGGATGAACGGGTATATGTACCGCTTGAATCCGAAGATGTCGACGTTCTCGACTCCATCATACTTCTGGGTGAAGTCCTTCGCGTCGGAGTGCGATTCGAAGTCGATGCGGGACAGGTGGTCTCCTTGGAGGGTGACGTACTCGGTCGGAGTCCGGGACCTCACGAAATGGTAGGGCTTCAGGGGAACCTTCATCTTGAAGGGCTGCCCTTCTGTTATGCCGCGCAGGAGGATGTTGTTGCCCGACAGGGCCACGTTGGTGTAGAACTCAGTCAATGTGTTTCCCGTGTTGCTGTGACACTTGTGGATCTATACTACCACAAGTGTCCTAGAATGTACAGGAAAACCAGCTACTTCTTTCCTCCGATGGTGTATTTGGCGACGAGGCTCCAGTTCTTCTTCTCAGCGAACGGGATGACCTTGACCTGCGACATCGGGGCGACATCGTCTATGTTCTTGTTGGAGATGATCCTGAGGAGCTTCCACTCGGCGAGCAGCTTGACGATCGCGTTTCGGCGAGCGTAGTCGTTCTCATCGATGAAGGTGACGTCCTCCTTGCCGTCCAGAACGAACAATTCCTTGAAGTGGAGGATGGCGTACCTACCCTTCTTGTGCAGGATGTGGCAGCTCTGATAGAGCTTGTTGTCCCGCTTGGAAGCGACTCCGATGCGGGTCAGCGTCTCCTTGATCTTCAGGAAGTCTTCCTTGCGGTCGAAGGCTATCTCGACGCCCACACCACTGAATACATCCTCTTCCATGCTGTAGAACTCCCATTGTTCTTTTTCTTCTTGGGAGTATTTATCAGACCTTCCCGCCGGTCGCCAGCTTCTTCCTGGCCGCTGCCAACCCTTCGGGGCCGATCAGGCCGATGATCTCCTGGGCCCGGACCGGGTTGACCTTGTAGGCCTGCTGGACGACCTCAAGGTCCTCGTCCTTCGACTTCTTGGGCCAGCTGTAGCCCCGACGCATCGACCGCACGGAGTGGAGGTAGTACTCGTACTGGAGGAGGTTGTCGAGACCACCCCTCCGGTTCATCTCGTTGGAGTACAGGACAGTGTCGACGTGGAATGAGAGAGCTTTGTTGGTCAGGAAAGCATTGTAGGCTTTCTCCGCCAGCTCCTCGTTCTCGGATCCCCTGACCAGGTTGGTCTTAGATTGTAGGACCGTGTTGATGAAGTCGAACGGACCGAGCTTTTTCTCAGCGGAATTTTCGGTCGAGGCTGCTTTCGAAGTAGTTGCCGACTTCCTGCCAGTCGGCTTCTTCGAGGTCGTGCTCGGCTTCGACGTCTTTGCTCTTGGGCTCAAGGTCAAGCCTCCTATCCTGTTCATCCAACTTATCCGAGCACTTGGAGCAGATCTTGGCGTACTCGACCTCCTGGTCGAACCCATCCTCGTCCTGAGTGATGTAGCTCAGGCTCGAGTAGTGCTCGTCGAGGTTCCTGCCGCATAGGGCGCAGGCTTCCTTCTTCTTTCCGAGTTCGAAGATCACGTGTTCTCAGCCTTCCACTGATCCAGGGCCTTCATCATCTCGCGACCGAGGTGAAGAGCTTTCTCATCCTCGGTGAGTGATTGATCTGTCACTTTGAGTGGGATCTCTGCTGTCATGACGAGCAACATGTTGAAGCTCTTCTCGTCGATTTTGGTTGAGAGCGATGTGATCTTCATTTTTACTTCCAGGTCATTTCCACCATGAGCTCCGTCATGCAGGCGACCAGGTTGATCTCCTGGTCCACGACGAAGGCGGCCTTGTAGCCGTAGTCAGCGAGGATCAGCACCATCTGCGGCACTGACGATGAAACCACCGTCTCGGATGCCGTCTCGTACAGCTTCCGCATGATGGTGTTCGGGTCGATGTCGGAGTTCTCCACCACCCACTTCCTCATCTCGGTGAAGTTCTTCGCCTTGAGAAACCCGATGAGGCTCTTGAAGCTCTCGTCGGTGAAGGACGTCAGGATGCCGGCATCGATCTTTCCCGTCGCCGAGTACCTCTGGCACTCGTTGAGCACCCGCCTCCAGTCCGGGAAGTGCTTCATGATCATCTCGGCGATGGCACCCTTCTCGTACGGGATGCCCTCCTTGTCGAGGATGGTCGATAGCCGCTTCATGAACTCCATCGCCAGGACCGGCTTGTCGGACTTGGAGATCTTGAACTCGACGACCGAGCACCTCGACTGGAGGGGTTCGATGACTCGGTTCTTGAAGTTGACCGTGAGGATGAAGCCGCAGTTGGAGGAGTACTCCTCCATGAAGTTGCGGAGGGCCGGCTGGGTCGACTGGGCATTAAGGTAGTCAGCCTCGTCGAGGATGACGTACTTTCGACCACCGCTGAAGGACATCGAGGACGCGAAGTCCTTGATCTCGTTCCGGAGCGTGTCGATGTTGCCGTTCATGGAGCCGTTGATGACGATGTAGTCGCACCCGAGCTCCTCCAGGATGGCTCGAGCGACGGTCGTCTTGCCGATTCCCGGACCGCCCGCGAGCAGCAGGTTCGGAACGTTCTTCTGGTCGACGAACTGCTGGAACGTCTTCTTGAGGTCTGCTAGAAGTATGGTGTCGGCTACCGTGCGCGGGCGGTATTTCTCGGTCCAGAGGAACTGGTCAACCAATCAATGACTCCATTGTGTGATTCAGCGGAAGTACTTTTCCGCGTACTTGTCCTTCACCGCCGAGTAGAGGGCGAAGGACTCGTCGTTGGGATCGGAGGCACCTTTGATAGCCTCACGAACCTCGCTCTCGTCGAGCTTGACCCTCTGGTCGGGAAACAGGGGGTTGAACGCTACTGCGTCGTGCCCTCTGACTTGGATCTCAACGCTAGGTTCAGCTGTCATACTATACCTTTTCGTAGGTGATGTCAAACACATCCGGCTTGCAAGGGTAGAACTCTCCCTTGACTCCTCGGATGATCCAATCGCCGGCGCTGGCCACCATCGTCCCCTCGAGCGTCGGGATCAGGATCTCGGATCCGACGTACTTGATGCCGGCTGCGCGCCCACCCATGTCGACCAACCAATCGTCCAGCTGCAGCTGGTACTCAAGGGGCGCTGAGAGCCCCTTGAACTGGAACGCGTCGATCTCGACCGGCTTCTTGCGGAACCTAGTCATCGTAGAACACCTCGACGTGCGTGTCCTCGTCACGAACCGGCAGGAGGAGAAGCTTCTCGTCCGCTTTGAGCCACGGATCGTCGCCTTCACTGAAGAGGCCGCCGATTTTCCTGAGGTACACCTCAGCTTTTTCGCCCGGGAGGTTGCCGACGTTGATGTAGGCTATGTACTTCTTAGCCATCGATATTCTCCTTTGTCAGGACGCCGATGATCTGCTGCATGGTCAGGAGGAGGAAGTCCTCCCCGTCGACCTGCACCCTCTCTCCATCGTGGGGACGGTAGAGGATCTTGTCGCCGACCCGGACGCCGAGGTCGAACTCGACTCCGTTGGTGAAGACGAACCGACCGACCTCGACCACCTGGCCCTCGGCGGCTTTCTTGGCCAGGAAGTCGGGCAGCTGGACGCTGCCGACCTGGGTGATGGGTGCGTCCGGGCGGACCAGGACGTGCGGGTTGAGAAGCTTGATTCCCATTGGTTATACTCCGTACTTGGAACCGACATCAGAGGCGATCCAGTAGGACAACCCGTCGGTAGAAAACTGGGCAAAGCCCTTGCTCGAGATGTTGATCTTGTAGTCGGCCGGCATGAACTTCAGGAACTCCGCCTTGAAGATAGCGTTGAAGCTCTGGTCAGTGACGCCGACGGCGATGGTGAACTGGTCGGAGGATGGGTTCTTGTTGTTGATGGCCTTGACGTAGATGGTTCCATCCTCACCCACGACCGAGACCTCGGGGACCTGCAGAATCGCTACGGCCTTGAGAACCTTACCCAGATCGGTCTGGTTGAGCTCGAAGTAGATGTCCTTGGAGGGAAGGTCTGGCTCCCTCGCCGGTGGTACCACGATCATGGACTCGTCGGCGTAGGTGTATCGAATGACGTTCTTGCCCTGCGAGATCTTCAGGTGATCGTCGAAGAACTCGAAGTCCGGATCCTCGAATAGGCTGATCGCTCCAAGAAACTTGGACAGCTCGTAGATGGAGAACTTGGACGGGAAGGATTCGTCAACGGTGGCGCTAGCGAAGACGTTGCGGGCTCCGGAGATGGTTCGGATGACGTTTCCAGGATTGACCAGGACAGATTGGTTGATGGTGCTGAAATTCTTCAGCACTGAGATGGTCTTGTCAGACAGCTTCATGGGAGTAGTTCCTAGTTACTTGTTGGCCGTCGGCGGCTTCTTGAGCGCGGTGGGATCGGCGGTGGCAGATGCTCCGATTGACGCCAGGTCGGCCAGACTTCCACCGAACACGTACGATCCGACGTGTTGCAGCTTCATCCACGGGCAGAGCCACACTTTACCGCCCATCTTCTGAACGTTGTAGCAGAAGAAGTAATCCTCGGAGAGGTACCGCTTGGTCTCAGGTTCGATCTCACAGTCGAAGTACGCAACAATCTCTCGGGTTCCGTCGAAGTGCTCGGTTCTGATGTGGTCGGGACGGTAGGCCTTGTGGGGATAGGCCTCAGCGTAATCCTCGAAGGTCTTGCGACGGATCAACATGAAACCGGTTCCTATCTCACGGACCTCGACCGGTTTGTTGATCGGGATGGAAGTGGTGGTCGCCTTCGGATTGAAGACGTAGTCGCCGACAAACCTGTCGAGAATGTTCGGATCGTCGTCGGCCACACCCTTGTCGACCGCCTGCTTGATCTTCTCCCACGAGATGGTCTTCTTCGGGTAGGGTGCACCTATGACGTCGTAGTCGGAGGAATCCTCTGCCATGGCCAGGAGGACGAGGACGTCACGCGGATCGAATCCTATGTCGGAATCGATGAACATCAGGTGGGTCGCACCTGAACGCATGAACTCATCGACGCAGTAGTTGCGGGCTCTCTGGACGAGTGACTCGTTGAAAAGGAAGTAGACCTGAAGAGGGATTCCGTGAGCAGCACACAGGGCTGACAGGTCGAGCATCGATCGGGTGAACATGCCAGCGCACGATCCGCCGTACATGGGAGCAGCGACGAACAGCTTCTTCTTCCTCAGATCATCGATCGGGATCTTGAGCTGGAACT